GATTTAAAGGTCTTCATGATATTCGTCCTAATCTAAATAAGACATCTAGCGATCCTATTGAAGTTTTAGGTGAACAATTATTTGAAGTTTTTAATAACGTTGATAAACAAATCGTGAGTTTAATATGACAGAAAATTTACTAAAGATTAATATTGGTTCTGGATTTGAAAATGTATCTAATTTTATAAACATAGATATATCTTCTCATTGTAACCCTGACTATGTTTTGGATATAGAAAAAGACACACTCCCATTTAAAGACAATTCAGTAGATGAAGTTATTTGCCATCATATTCTTGAACACTTAGGTGACGGGTTCTTTCATGCAATGAAAGAAATTTACAGAGTGTGTGTAAATAATGCTATTATTCACGTAAGAGTCCCACATCCAAGACACGATACGTTTTTAATTGATCCTACACACAAAAGACCAATTTATCCAGACACTCTTGCTATGTTTTCGCAACAAAGAAATAAGAGTGATATCGATGCAAATGGACGTGAGACACCATTAGGTTTAATGTATGGTGTTAATTTTGAAGTAGTTTCAATAGATTATGTTTTGAATCCATTTTTTCAAGAGATATTTCAATCTTTATCGAATGAGCAATGTGAGATGATTGTTCAAACACAAAACAATGTTGTTCAAGAAATACTAATGAAATTGATGGTTATTAAGTAATGAATGCGCTAAGTACTGCCGAATTTTTAATTTCTATTAAAAAAAATGATGACGCTAAAATTGTACTAGATGTCATGTTAAAGTATTGTACTAACATCGATCAGCTAGATGTTATTGGAAAATTGTATTCAGAAATTAGAGAATTTGAAAGTTGTTTAGAAATTGCTAAAAAGATTTATAATCTTGTTAATACGCCGCAACAAAAATGGGATTCAAGAGTCAATATAATTAGAGCGTGTTTGAATCTTAATAAACCACATGAGGCTCTTTCTCATATAGAAATAAATGAAAAAATAAATCCTAATGATCATCCTAACCTTATGGATAAAGCAATGGCTTTTTTTCTTTTAAATAGAAAAAAAGAAGGCGAATCTATTTTAAGAAAAATACTTACACAACCAAGATCTGATGATATAGATTTTAGAGTAAAATTCAATCTTGGAACATATGATCTTGCTAATGGCAATTTTAAAGAAGGTCTAAGACATGTTCTTTTAGACGGAAGAAAATTAAACATTTGGCAAAAATATAATCTACCACCTAAAAATATGTGGGAAGGTGGAATTCAAAAAGGTAAAACTATATTAATGTGTGCCGAAGGTGGTATCGGTGATGAAATAATTTCTGTAAGATTTCAAAAACACTTTAAGGATGCTGGCATGCATCCCATTTGGTTTACAGATAGAAAAGATTTAGCATCTATCTTTAGAAGAAACGGATTTGAAGTTATAACATCTTTATCACAATATAAGAATGATTGGTTGTGGTGTTATTCAATGGCTTCACCTACGTTCTTAGATCTTGATGAAGATCAGTTGTGGTATGGTCCATATATAAGTCCTTTAAAAAAATCACCAAAATTAAATGGTGATTTTAAAATTGGATTGAAGTGTATGGGAAATCCTAAGTATGATCAAGATTTACATCGCACGATTCCATTAAATCAGACAGTTGATTGTTTGCCTACAAACGCAAAAATATATTCATTTCATGTAGATGAAGATATAAATCACGATAGAGTAATTCCATTAAGAGACAAAATTAAATCATGGGATGATACTTTAGATTATATAGATCAGATGGATATCATTGTATCAAGTTGTACGTCAGTCGCACATGCGGCGTCTGCTATGGGTAAAAAAGCTATTGTACTAGTTCCAATACTAAATTATTATACGTGGGCTTTTCCTACAAGAAATAGTAAATGGTACTCCGATAATACCACAATTTTAAGACAAAAAGAATATGATAATTGGAATGCTCCTTTGAATGAGTTGAAAGAATATTTTGATGAGAATTATAAAAACTAACGTAAATTTAACTTCGGTATCAACAAATGAACCTGTTATAGATGTGCCGTGTGGATCGTGTACGGCATGCTGTAAATTATTATCACCGCATCTGACGCCAGAAGAAGTTTCTTCAGGTAAATATCCAATATCATTGACAATGCCTTCGATTGAAATTTTAGCAATTGATCCTACTGTAGGTCCAGTAGTTACTATGTTTAAGAATAAAGACGGTGGTTGTGCAATGTTTATTGATAATAAATGCTCTATCTATGAAGATAGACCTCTTGCATGTAGACAGTTTGATTGTCGTAAAGGACACCATCCAAAAACAAATGAAATTGCGAAAGAAAAATTTGGAGTTGATTTATGAAAAAGATTTTAATTATGGGTTTACCAGGTTCAGGTAAAACTACTCTTGCTGAAGAACTGTACCATAACCTTGAACAAAATGAATCAAAAGCTGCGTGGTATAACGCTGACAGCGTTCGTAGTTTATTTGACGATTGGGATTTCAGTGAATCTGGAAGACTAAGACAAGCGTATAGAATGAATGATTTGGCTAAATCAACAATGAATTGTAAACAGTATGCTATATGTGAATTTATTTGTCCGACTGAAAAGATGAGAGAAGCGTTCTCGACAGATGGCAAACCAGATTATGTTATATGGATGGATACAATTAAATCTGGAAGATATGAAGATACAAATAAAATATTTGAACCCCCTAAAGAATACGATTATAGGATCACGCATTTTGATGCAAAGGGAATGGGTAGACGTATAGCACAAGATATAATTAGAGGCATTAAGCCTCTTAAATTCGATGTCCGCAACCCCACAGTTCAAATGTTAGGTAGATGGCAACCGTGGCATGATGGTCATCAAGAACTATTTAAAAGAGCATTGGCAAAGACTGGACAAGTCTGTATCATGATTAGGGACTGTCAAGGATGGAATGATAGCAATCCATTCAATGTTAATGATGTTATCGAACGTATTAACAAAGCTTTAGCACCTGACTATTACGGACAGTACGCGATCATGGTAGTTCCTAATATCGTTAACATAACTTATGGAAGAGATGTAGGTTATAAAATTGAACAAGAAGTATTCAGCGAAGAAATTCATTCAATTTCCGCTACAAAGATTCGACAAACTCTTGGACTCGAATAAAATCATTTGAGAATCGCTTCTTAGCGCAAGTATAATTTTGATACTTGCCTTTTAGATGTTGCGGAAATTCTATAATATTAATTTTTGAATTATATTTTTTACAAATAGTTTCCGCAACATCCATAAAACTTATTGGATCACTTGTTCCAACATCATATATTCCAGACTCATTTGGAAGCAATTTTGTGATGCATTTAACTACATCTTGTACACTAACAAAATCTCTGTAGATGTGTTCAGAACCTTCAAACACATTTATCTGACCTGTGTCTTTTGCCTGCAACGAAAAAGTTGTTATAGGACTCGCTTGTCCTAGTTTATGTTCTTCATGATTACCATAAACATTAAAAAATCTAGCACCCATCACATATGAAAATTTACCAATATTGTTCATCACCCACTGATCAACGTATGCTTTTGAACACGCATAATAATTCAACGGTTGAATCTTATTGTTTCTTGTATCTTCTCCATACACAGAAGCTGATGATGCGTAGACAATCGGGATCTGATACTCGATTGCTTTTTCAAAGAGTTTAATGCTATAATCGATATTAAAATTATATAAATTTGAAAAATCTGTCTCAGTCGTGTTGGATATCGCACCTAGGTGGTATATGCCATTGATCTTATTCCATTTAAAATTATTTGAAAATATATGATTCCTATTTCCGATATCTATGGAATAGATATCATCTTCTAATGATTCTACAAGATTCTTTCCTATAAATCCCTTTGAACCAGTGACTAACATCATTTAAAGAACTCCTTATCACTCATAGCCTTATCATCTACCCATACGTCATACGATGGTTTTTTAGTATTAAACGAGTGATACTTACACCCCCACGATTTTAACTGCTGCTCTGTGAAATGTTTCCAATCGATTCCAGTAGTATTTCCGCGTGCTGTCCAATAATTGATCGTATGTCCCTCATCATATAAACGATTTATCTTTTCAATCCTATCATAAAGTGGGGTTGAATTCTCGTAATCACTATTTTTATTTTCACATATTGTCCCATCCACATCAATCATATAGATCATTTTTGACTATCTCCCGGCATGACTCGGTAGTTATCATACACATCATCTTTAGTAGACACCTCAAAAATAATGGAATTGTCTTCCAACGCTTCTAACTGGTGTGGAACAAGCACTTCATTTTTCCATGTATCACCTGTATTTAATACTTTTTCATGCACTGTTGCATCAATTGTGTTTATAAACCTGACAATAAAAGAACCCTGTTGAACGTACCAACTTTCTTCTTTTACTGCATGAAAATGCATACTAAACTTTGAACCTTTAAAATCAAATACCATTAACTTGCCACAGTAATTCTTTTCATCAGCAAAGATAATTTCTCTTCCCCATCCTTTTTTAACTGTTCTTTTCATAAATTCTCTCCATAATTTTAGTTGTTGAGTAATTTTCTGAATATGGTATGATTACGACTCTTGCTAAGTCGTTTCCCACGACTGTATCCTCAGTATAATCCCCACCCTTCGTGATAATGTCTGGCTTTAAATATTTAATCAACTCATACGGTGTGTCTTCATCGAAGATGATAACTTCGTCTATGAATCCGAGATTTTCTAGAACATATTTTCTATCATACTGATTGTTTATAGGTCTCTTCTCTCCCTTCAATCTTTTCACAGACTCATCAGAATTTAAACCAACAATCAATCTATTTCCATACTCTTTTGATCTTTTTAAATATTCAATATGTCCTCTGTGAAGTATATCAAAACATCCGTTAGTAAATACTAACTTACATTGCTTTATGTCTTGTTCTGTCAAAACATATGTTCCAAATTTTGTTACAGAAATGCTTGCAAGTTTGTTTGCTTTAACACAACTCTCCTGTAAACCAAACCCTAAACTCATGAAGTGTGCTAAACATGAAACGAATACGTCACCTGCGCCAGTAACGTCTATGACTTCATGTTCATTTGTTTTGATTATACCAGAAAATTCTTTTGACATTACGACACAGCCTCTTTTGCCTAACGTAACTACCATAGAATTTATGTTGTATTTTTCATTCAATTTTTTGTGATCATTAATATCATCAGCATAATTTGCATATTCTAATTCATTCATTTTAACTATGTCTGATCCAACATATGACGATAATGGTCGTTTAACATCAACGATTACAAAATTATTTTTAGATTTACACTGATTAATTATATCAATTGAATTATGCAAAGCACCTTTGTTGTAATCTGACAACACACAGATCTTAGAATCAGTGAGATCTAAATTTTTAAATTTTGTGGGTTGATAATTTTCATCATCAGATCTAAAAAGAATATGATTATTGCAGACATATCTTGTTTTTACTGAATTGTATGAGAAGTATTTTTTTACACTAGAACCAAGAGCAGAAATGTTATTTAAAACATTTCCTGCACCACCATCTTTAATCTCTCTTGAAACTTCATTAAAAACTGGGATGGGTGACTCTGGTGAAATTCTTGTTACATTCCCATAAACATAAATATCTTTAATGTAATCACCAATTACTGTAATCATAACTACACCACCAAAAAAATATAAATAAATACGATTAGATATTTATAGGAACCCATAAATGGCTGTACCAAATAGTAGATCATCCTTCAAAGAATATTGCCTAAGAGCATTGGGTAAACCTGTTATTGAAATCAACGTAGATGACGATCAGGTTGAAGATCGTATTGATGAAGCATTAAAGTATTATTACGATTATCATTTTGATGGTTCAGAAAAAATTTATTATAAGCATATAGTAACAGAACAAGATAAAGTTAACAAGTATATTACTCTTCCAGAAAACATTATTGGTGCAGTTAATCTTTTCGATCTTGGTTCTGCACTAGGAACAAATAATCTTTTCAATATTCGTTATCAAATTGCTCTTAATGATCTTTATACATTAACATCAGTTTCAATGGTGCCATACTATATGGCATTGCAACATATTCAATTTCTTGAATATATGTTAGTTGGTAAACAACCAATTCGTTATAATAGACATACTAATAAGTTATATCTCGACATGGATTGGGATCGTGTTGAAACTGGAAATTATCTTATTATTGAAGCATATGAAGTTATCAACCCCGATACATTTGTTGATGCATGGGGTGATCGCTGGTTGGCACGTTACTGCACACAATTGATTAAGCGTCAATGGGGAACTAATCTAAAGAAGTTTGAAGGTATGCAAATGCCAGGCGGACTAAAGTTCAATGGACAACAGATTTATGATGAAGCAGAACAAGAAATTGAAAAGTTAGAAAAAGAAATGATTACAAGTTATTCACTTCCTGTGACAGATATGATTGGATGAAATATATACTTGTATAAATACTCTAGATATAACTTCAAAGGAGTATTTAAATGCAAGAAAAATATGGGTTTGTTTATATTTGGTTTGATCGTAAACATAAAAGATACTATATCGGTATGCATTGGGGGTCAGAAGATGATGGATATATTTGTTCATCATCATGGATGAGACAGGCACACAGGCATCGTCCCACTGACTTCAAACGTAAGATTCTAGAACGTGTTTATACCAATAGAAATGATTTATATCAAAGAGAAAAATATTGGCTATCATTCATTAAAGATGAAGAACTTAAAATTAAATATTATAATCTATCTAAAAATGTAAATGATACTTGGTTAAATGAAGAAAACATCATTTCTAGAAAAGAAAAAATTTCAGTTCGTACTAAAGAAGCAATGCAGAGACCTGAAGTACGTGAAAAATATTTAGAAGGATTGAAGAAAAGACCTGCACCAACAAAAGAATCACTTGAAAAAAGAAGTGAATCTATGAAAGGTAAAAATGCTGGTAAAATTACTGTAAAAGATTCTTTAGGTAATGTTTTTCATACAACACATGATGATCCAAGATGGATATCTGGTGAATTAATAGCAGCATCTAAAGGTGTAAAAAGAACATCATTATCAGAAGAACACAAACAGAAGATTAAAAATGCTGGAACATTTTCTCTTATAAATAATAAAAAAGTATCATGTGTTCATTGTGGGGTTATTGGCAATGCTGGAAATATAGGTAGATACCACAATGAAAGATGTAAGAGAAAATAACTAATGGCAACTTCAGTCTATTTCAATAATTTTCAATCAACACAAGAACAACTACTTATTGAAAATTTGATCATTGAATCCATTAAAATTTATGGAAATGATGTTTATTATATTCCGCGTAGAACAGATGAAATAGATCAACTTTATGGTGAAAGTCCTACCGCGTATTTTAACAAAGCATATATGATTGAAATGTATATCAACTCAGTTGATGGGTTCACAGGTAATGGTACGTTCCTTTCTAAATTTGGTTTAGAAATTAGGGATGAAATTACATTTACTGTTGCTGAAAGAATTTTTATTGATGAAATAAACATATACGAAAATTTAACTGCAAAGAGACCTAGAGAAGGTGACTTAATATTCTTTCCATTGAACCAAAAATGTTTTCAGATTAAATATGTTAACAACAAACCATTCTTCTATCAATTAGGTGCATTGCAAACATTTGAATTAGTTTGTGAACTGTATGAATATTCATCAGAAAGATTTGATACTGGCATTCCCGAAATTGATAAACTACAAAAATCATTTTCATTAGATATTCTAGATTATGCAATAAAAGCAGAAGATGGGTCTTATATTAGAGATGAAGATTCTAATTATATTGTATCTGAAAAGTATAATATTGATATTATAGATCCGTTTATGGACAACAGTATTATTCAGTCAGAATCAGATGATATATTAGATTTTACTGAAAGAGATCCATTTAGTGAAGGAAATTATTAATGTTAGGCCAAACTTTTTATTTTAGTACTATAAGAAAATATGTAATTGTTTTTGGTACATTGTTTAATGATATTAGAATATCTAGACAAAATTCTAGCAATACTGTAATTGATCTTATTAAAGTTCCGTTATCATATGCACCTAAAGAAAAGATGCTTGCAAGATTAGAAAATGATCCAAACATTGATAGACCATTTTCTACATTGTTGCCAAGAATGTCATTTGAAATTTCCGGAATAAGTTATGATGGAGATCGAAAGCTACATAATGTAGGCAGGGTTGTAGTAAAAGATACAAATAACAATAAACTAAAATCTCAATATAATCCTGTTCCTTACAATGTAAATTTTACGTTATATGTTTACGCTAAAAACGCAGAAGATGGAACAAAAATTATAGAACAAATACTTCCGTTTTTTACACCGGACTGGACACCTACAGTTAATCTGATTCCAGAAATGAATGTAAAAATGGATATTCCTGTTGTCCTTAATGAAATTTCAATTGAAGATACTTATGAGGGTGATTTAAAATCACGAAGAGCTATAATATGGACTCTCAATTTTACATTGAAGGGCTATATCTATGGACCAGTCAAGTCTTCAAGTGTTATCAAATTTGCAAATACAACATTCTATATTGCATCAACACCTGACGGTCAGATACAATCTGCCGTTGGTAATACTAACCCAAGCGTTAGAACTACAGTCAGACCAGGATTAACTGCTAATGGCACACCAACATCAAATGTTGATTTGTCAGTCGCATTATCTGAAATAGAAGCAGATGATGATTTTGGTTTTATTATAAACACTGAATTTTTGAACAGTGAGTAATTAATGGAAAATTCAAATAACGATCCGATAGGTAAAGCATTAAATATGAATCCTTTACCTATGAGTACAGTTGATAAAATAAAAGTAGAAGCACATGATGATTCTGCAAATCGTGATTTTGAATTTGCACGATCAAATCTTTATGACACAATTGAAACAGGTAAAGATGCAATAATTAAATTATCACAAATAGCAGATCAGTCACAACATCCAAGAGCATTTGAAGTTTTAGCAACTTTAATGAAAACGGTTGTTGATGCAAATAAAGAATTAATGACTCTACAAAAAAATATTAGGGAGATCAAAGATTCTGACTCACCTAATTCAAAGGATGCACAAGTTATAAATAATCATTTATTTGTCGGTTCAACTGCTGAGTTGCAAAAAATTATACAAGATTTGAATAAAAAATGAATGATAATTTAAAGCATTATAATGGCAATCCTTTAATTAAGGCATCTAATCAAAGTATTGAATGGTCTCCTGACCTTGTTCAAGAATACTTGAGATGTGCCCAGGATCCTATTTATTTTGCTGAAAACTATATAAAGATTGTTAACGTTGATAAAGGACTAATTCCTGTAAGATTATATGGCTATCAGAAAAAAATGATGGCATCTCTTGCAGAAAACAGATTTACGATTGTTGCAACAGCACGTCAGGCAGGTAAGACAACAGCAATTTCTGCTGGTATTCTTTGGTATATCATCTTTCATCCAGAAAAAACAGTCGCATTGCTCGCCAACAAAGGTGATACCGCAAGAGAAATTCTTGGTCGTATTCAATTAGCATACCAGCATTTACCAAAGTGGTTGCAACAGGGTGTTGTTGAATGGAACAAAGGTTCATTCGTTCTTGAAAATAACTCACGTGTAATTGCAGCGGCAACATCATCAGATGCCATTCGTGGTTATGCAATCAACATGCTATTTATTGACGAGGCGGCATTCATTGAAAATTGGGATGAGTTCTTTACATCAGTTTATCCTACAATTACATCTGGTAGCACAACTAAAGTTATTCTTGTATCAACACCCAATGGATTAAATCACTTTTATAAGTTATGGGTTGGTGCTGAACAAGGAATAAATGGATACAATCCTATTAAGGTCATGTGGCATGATGTACCAGGGCGTGATCAAAAATGGATGGAATCTACTCTTGGTGGTATGAATGGTGATAAATCAAAATTCGATCAGGAGTATTCTGTAGAATTCTTAGGTTCATCAGGTACATTGATTGCAGGTTGGAAATTAAGAGAATTAACTCCGAATTTTCCTACGATGCAGGCCAATGGACTATCACAATATAAAAAACCAGAAAAAAATCATAGTTATGTTTGTGTCGTAGACGTTTCAAGAGGTAAAGGTTTAGATTATTCTGCCTTTCAAATGTTAGATGTTACAAAGATGCCATACGAGCAAGTTTGTACATTTAGAAGCAATCTAATGACACCTTTAGATTATGCAGCAACAATACACAACATGTTAAAAACATATAACAATGCAGCTGTATTAGTTGAAATAAATGATATTGGTGGACAAGTGGTTGACTCACTTCATTATGATTTTGAATATGAAAATATATTATATACTGAAAATAATGGAAGAACAGGTAAAAGGATTTCATCTGGATTTCAAAAATCAGTAGATAGAGGAATCAGAACAACTAAAAATGTGAAAACAATAGGTTGTTCTATTTTAAAATTATTAGTTGAACAAAATCAATTAATAATAAATGACATAGATACTATATCAGAATTGAATACATTTTCTCTTAAAAATAATTCTTATGAAGCAGAATCTGGGTCTACTGATGACCTTGTTATGTGTTTAGTTTTATTTGCTTGGTTATCCGATCAAAATTTCTTTAAAGACAGTACAGATATTAATACTCTTATGAGATTAAGAGAAAAATCTGAAGAAGAATTGTATGATGAATTGATGCCTTTTGGATTTACAACAAATTATGACGATGAAATGGTAGTTGACTCACAAGGAGACACGTGGGTAGTATCTAGTTAAAAAGTTATATTTTATAAATATCAGTAAATGAAATCTAATAATCCTCAGTAAAGGAGAAAATAAAATGCCATTTCAAATTAGTCCTGGAATTAACGTTAGAGAAATTGATCTAACAACAATAGTTCCAGCAGTAGCAACTTCTGAAGGTGCTATCGCTGGGTTGTTTAGATGGGGTCCTATCGATGAGAGAACACTCATTGATACTGAAAATTCTCTAGCACAAAGATTCGGTACACCTTCAAACCATAACGCAGAAACATGGTTTACAGCTGCAAGTTTCTTGGGATATGGAAACAGGTTGTTTGTTGTACGTGCTGCAGACACTACAGGTAATACTGTAACAAAGACATCTGCATCTAGTGCTGTAGAAGCTGGTAACAATGAAATTTCTATTACAACAGGTGTAACAAACCTAAGTGAAGGAATGGTTGTAGTTTATGCCAACGCTTCAGTTGGCATTGTTGGTGCAAAAATCACTAGTATCGATGCTGGTGCAAACACTATAACAATTTCATCTTCACCAACAGTAAACGCTTCTGCAATTGAAATTGTATTCCGCGAAAATATTCCTTATACAGCCATCGCTCAAGAAGGAACAGCAGAATATTCAATCGATTGGGATGGTTATATCGTAAAGAACGAAGCCGATTACGAGCAAAAAGATGCTCTAGGTGAAGTTGGATCTGCATCAACAGATTCTGTACGTTACGTTGCAAGATACGCAGGTGACATTGGTAACTCACTAAGAATTTCTGTCTGTGATTCTGCAGCGCAGTTTAGTTCAAACACCGATCTATCACCAAATGCTCAAATCAATGCAACAGCATCTGTAATTACAGCAAACGTAGGTTCAAATACACTTTCAGTAACTGTAAGACCAGCAAACACTGCAAACTCAACAGAAGTTACTTCTGCTCAAACAGTTGCAAATAACGTTGCAGAATCTCTTGCAGTCGGTGACTTAATCGAGATCGGTAATACAAGAATCGGTTTCCAGGCTCTAAAGGTTACAGGTGTAGGTACAGTAACAGGAACATCAAACGTATTTAGCTTCACTGTAAACGTTGAAGACGAGTACAAGTTAGCAGCTAACGTATCTGTTGGTTACGTAAGCCGTTACTGGGAATTCTTTAATTCTGTAGACGCTGCACCTGCACAGTCTGATTACGTAAGATCATTCGGTAATACAGCAGCTAACGATGAAGTTCACGTAGTAGTAGTTGATGAAGGCGGAAAGATCACTGGTTCACCAGGAACAATCCTTGAAGTTTATAGAAACCTTTCAAGAGCTACAGATGCTAAGTCTTCTGATGGCGCAACTATTTATTACAAGAACGTAATTAATGATCAATCAAATTATATCTGGTGGACATCAGATAGAGATAGTGCACGTTCAAATACAGCACAGTTCGTTACATCTTCAAGTGAAGCAAATATTCTAAACACAACATTCTTTGGTGGAGCAGATGGTTTAGATGAAGCTAATGTACCATTCTCAACATTAGCACTTGCCTATGATAAGTTCGTATCATCAGAAGATGTTGATATTTCACTTGTTCTACAAGGAAAGGCTAGAGGAACAGTAGCTTCAAACTATGCACAGCTTGGTAACTATATCATTGATAACATCTGCGAAGTAAGAAAAGATTGCGTTGCATTCATTTCACCAGATCGTGCAGACGTTGTAACTAATGCTGGTCTAGAAGCATCTGCTATTGTTGAATTTAGAAATAGCCTAAGATCAACATCTTATGGTATACTAGATTCTGGATATAAGTATATGTACGATAAGTACAATGATGTTTACAGATATGTTCCACTCAATGGCGACATTGCTGGTCTATGTGCAAGAACTGATAACACAAATGACCCATGGTGGTCACCTGCTGGTATCAATCGTGGACAGATCAAAAATATCATTAAGCTTGCATACAACCCACGTAAGGCAGATCGTGATACACTTTACAAGGAAGGTTGCAACCCAGTAGTAACATTCCCAGGACAGGGAACAATCCTATTTGGTGATAAGACTCTTCTTGCTAGACCATCTGCATTTGATCGTATCAATGTTCGTAGATTGTTTATTGTTCTCGAAAAGGCAATTTCTATTGCTTCAAAGGGTACACTATTCGAATTCAACGATGCATTTACAAGATCACAATTCAGAAACCTTATCATTCCTTATCTAAGAGATGTTCAGGGTCGTCGTGGTATCACAGACTTCTTGGTTGTCTGTGATGAATCAAATAACACACCAGAAGTTATTGATAGAAATGAATTTATTGGTGATATTTACATCAAGCCTGCTAGATCAATCAACTTTATTCAGCTTAACTTCGTGGCTGTAAGAACTGGTGTAGCATTCTCCGAAGTAGTTGGACAATTTTAATAAATAACATTAAAGAGGGGAGACTTTAAAGTCTCCCCTCACGTAACAATATAAATTAGGAGAACCAAATGGCTTTCAGTATTTCACAATTTAAAAACCTTGGACTAATTAGAGGAGGAGCTAGACCTTCTTTATTCGAAGTAGAATTAACATTTCCAACTGGGATTTCAACTAGTGCACCACAAAATGGTAGTTTTTTAATTAAAGCAGCACAAATTCCAGCGTCTACTGTTGATTCTGTAGATGTTGGTTATTTTGGTCGTAAAATTAAAGTCGCTGGCGACAGAACATTTAACGATTGGACTGTTACCGTGATGAATGATGAAGATTTTGCATTAAGAGATACCTTTGAAGCATGGTCAAATAAAATCAATGCGCTTGAAGGAAATGTTCAGTCACCAGTTGGAGAAGGATCTCTTATTACAACAGGTGTGTATAAGTGCGACTTAATAGTTAAGCAATATGCTAAAGCACAAGATCTTAATGCAAAATTAGTTTCAAGATCATATAAATTTATTGGTGCATTCCCAACATCAGTTGATGCTATCGCATTGAATTGGGATACAACAAATCAAATTGAAGAGTTTGATGTAACATTTGCATATGACTATTGGATTCCTGGTCCTGGAGTAGAGCAAGTTCAATACACAGGCAGATTTGGCGATTCAAGTCAGTAATCTTAGAATAGTATAATTGAAAGTATAAAAATGGCAGAACTATTTGGTTTTGAATTTAAGCGAAAAAAGCCAGATCCTTTAGCACCATCGTTTGTTCCACAAGAAACAGATGATGGTGCTATGGTAATAACCGCAACAGGCGGTTATGGTACATATGTTGATTTAGATGGTACTGTAAGATCTGAAGCAGAGCTTGTTACTAAATATCGTGAAATGTCAATTCATCCGGAAGTTGATGTTGCAATTGATGAAATAGTTAATCATAGCATTAACATTGATGAACAAAAACCTGTAACTATTGTTTTAGATGATTTACAAGTCAACGATAAAATTAAAAAAATAATTTCAAATGAATTTGATAATATTTTAAAACTACTTGGATTTAATCAACATGGTTATGATATTTTTAGACGTTGGTATATTGATGGTAGATTATACTATCATGTAATTATCGATCCTGCATCACCAGATCAAGGTATCAAAGAATTACGTTATGTTGATCCACGTAAAATTAGAAAAATTAGAGAAGTTTCAAAGAAAAGAACTCGTGGAGCTGATCAATCAGCAGGCGCAGTTTTAACTAAGACTGAAAATGAATACTACATTTATAATGATAAAGGGTTCAACTATGGAAACAAAACTGTTGGACCAAATACCACTGGATTAAAAATTGCCAAGGATGCAATTGTTCATGTTACATCAGGATTAACTGATACTAATGGGACAATGGTATTATCATTCCTTCACAAGGCAATCAAACCATTAAATCAATTAAGAACACTTGAAGATGCAGTTGTAATTTATCGTATCTCACGTGCGCCAGAACGTCGTCTTTGGTATATTGACGTTGGTAACCTACCAAAGATGAAAGCAGAACAGTATGTTCGTGACATTATGGTCAAGCATAAGAACCGTTTGATTTATGATGCATCAACTGGCGAAATGCGTGATGATCGTAAATTCATGACAATGCTTGAAGATTATTGGTTACCTAGACGTGAAGGTGGACGTGGAACAGAAGTTACCACATTGCCTGCAGGACAAAACTTAGGTGAAATGGAAGACGTTAATTATTTTAGAGAAAAACTATATGCATCTCTAAATGTTCCATTAAATCGTCTTGACAAAAATAATATGTTTAGCATTGGTAATACGTCTGAAACAACACGTGAAGAATTACGTTTTGGTAAATTCATTTCAAGACTAAGATCAAAGTTTAATATTTTACTTCTAAAGTGTCTAGAAAGACATTTGGTACTAAAAGGTATTGTGTCCTTAGAAGATTGGGATTTAATTAAAGACAAAATTAAGTTTGATTTCTCACGTGATAATTATTTCACAGAATTAAAAGACACAGAAATCCTATCACAAAGATTAAATGCAGCACAAACAATCGATGGATTTGTTGGTCGCTATTATTCATCAGAATGGGTTCGTAAAAACATTCTCAAACAAACTGATGAAGATATTGAAGAGATTGATCAGCAAATTTCTTCTGAAAGTGAACAGATGATGGCACAAACACAAAATCAATTGTCAATGGCACCATCACTTGCAACACCAAGTCAAAGCGGACCAGCTCCTGCAGGACAACCACAAGCTGATTCTGGTGATAAATTACGTAAAGCAAAATCAACATACATGCAATTGATTGATAAACATCCTAAATCAAAAGATGAATTTGCCAAATTACAGAATGCAGCACAAATAATTGCAAAATCAGATGATGAAAATGCTAAAAAAATGCTGCGTGTTAGACAAGATAAATAAAAGGAGATTGATGTGACAGACGTTAAAGTTTCAGATTTATTGTTGCATACTGCAGAACAGAGACCAAGTGAATTTGGTTCTACCTTTGATACACTTATTAAAGATCGTCTAGTATCTGCTATTCATGATAAAAAAATGGAAATAGCAAAAACAATTTTTAATTCTTCACAAGAAAATGAATACGAAGAAATTGATGATACTGAAGAAGATTATCAAGAGGAAAATGACGATGCCTAAGAGTTTAAAAGATATTGTTGGTCCGAGAGCAGGTAGAAATGTTTCAAATGATGAACTAAGATTCCTTGGTGATTTGAAGGTTGATAAGAAAGAAGATCCTGCAGGAAACAAAGATGATGTGTTTACCGCATCAAATGTTCCAGCAGAATCATCAATACAAAAAGCAGACCCAGGTATTCGTCATGGTTATCGCTCGTTGAAAGCATCTGGTAAGGCATATGAAGAAACTGTAATTGAACAAAAGAAAAAGAAACCATTAACACCAGAAGACGATAGA